CCTCCAATCAGGGTGGTGAGGAATGCAGTGATGCGAGACAGCAGCGTGGGCACCGCTGGCACGGCCGGGACGGGCGTGAGGGGAACAGCCGTCGGACCCGGAGCCGCCTCCGGGCGTAGCAGCGCCAGTGCCTCGTCCTCGGCCAGCCGTCGGATGGGTCGCGAGAAATCGACCCGGCCATTGCGGTCGACCGCCCAGACCGGGATGGTCCCGGTGGGGTAACGGCCATGGCGGAAGAGGTCGCGCTCGGCCTCGCGCCGGGGGCGGATCGCGACGGGTTTGAGCCAGCCCATGAAGGCCTCGGCCGCCGCCACGCGGTTGCCCGCGTTCAGGTGCCGCGTCAGCGCGGCTCTCGCGATGCCGCCGGTGTTGTAGTGGAAGCTGACCAGCGCATCGAACTCGTGTGGCTCAAGCGGCATGGTCACGGCACGTCGCACCGCCGTCTCATAGGCCGCCAGATCGGTCCGGAATACCTTGAACGCTTCCCGGATACCGGCATCAAGATCGGCGGGCATGCCACGAGGCATCCGAGCCGGATCGGGAGACCCGGCTGCGGCGGTGTGGCCGATACCGAAGGTCCAGACCTGTTTCACATCGAGATAGGGTCCGGGCACGATGCCTTCGTGCCGGACGAGGGCCAGCAGGCCCCGATCGGTCGTGTGCATGTGATCACCCCAGAAGCGATAGGGTCAAAATGAGAGCTGCGATGGCGATGCCGATGCGCAGGCGGTGGGCGAAAGCCTGACGCGGGGCGATGGGGTCGCAGCGAATGAAGCGCGCGAGGCGGAGAAGCTCATTCATCGCCGTCGCCCTTCTTCGCCCCACGTAGCCGGGCGAGGACGAGTTCGATGAAGGCGGGGCCAAAGACGCCGACGAGATAGGCCGCCGAACCTGCTGCGCCCCCGGCTGGGATCGCCTCAGGCGGCAGGCCCAGCCAGCTGGTGACGAGCGCCATGGAAAGGCTGCCCATCCCTGCCGCGATCAACCCGCCGAGCAGGATGTGCCGCAGCGCGTCGCGCAGGCGCATCCTCGTGGTCAGCGCGTTGGTCGCCCCGCCGAGCGCGCCCCAGGCGGCCAGGATCACCGCCGTCGATGTTGCGAGCTCCTTCAGCACCGCGGCGAGGAACCCGGTCTCGTCGTTCATCTGCGGATCTCCAGCAGCGGGATGGAAGTGATCGAGCCGAGGCGTTCGAGATCGAGGGTGACGTCGAGCGCATCGGTGTCGAAGCGGACGGGCACGTCGAACGCGAAGCCCGCCGTGACGGCGACGCCTGCACCGGGTGCGGAGCCGAAGGTGACGAGGCCGGTCGTGGTATCGACCGACCAGCCCGACATCTGTTCGACGCCCGCGAGTGCAACGCGCACGCTGCCCGCGACCGGCTTGGCAATGCTGCGCGTCCAGGACTGCGCGCCGGAGGAGTAGCGCTTCACCAGCTGGAACTGCGTCGTCGTGCCGTCGCCGGTGCCGATCACCTGATCGGTTGCGCCCGGCACCTGCGATGGCAGGCAGGACTTGAAGTCGGCCCAGTCCTTGAAGCGGAAGCCGTGAAGGCGGCCGTTTCGCGCCTCGAAGAAGGCGACGACCGCTGCCAGATCATCGGCTCGGCGGATACCATAGGCGACATCATACCGCCGCCGGCTGTTCGCCCAGCTGGCATTGCGTTCCTCGTCGCCTGAGGCCAGCTCCACGATCTGGGTGCGTCGCTCCGGTCCGCCGCGCGCACCACGGCTGATGTTGTCCGGAAACCGGACCTCGTGGAAAGACATGACGATGCCTCACATGGCCCTTCGGCCGAGCGAGACCGCACGGGCGATATCGGCCGCGATCTGGGTGCGGGATTGCCGGAAGCTCTCGGCATCGCGGGCATTGATCGTGACGTTGACGGTCTGCGCGGTGGTGGCGCCGTAACCCGCTGCCTCTCGACGCGAGAGCACCCGCTCACCACGTTGCAGGATCGCAGGCACTTCGTCGGGCCTGAGCCCCGCCCAGCCCCCGGAATGCATGCGCGGGGCATTGGCGAAGGCGTGCGCGGGCACGATGCTGCCCGGTCCCGCAGAACCGACCATGCCGCCGGCGTGCAGGATGTTGGCGAAGATCCCGCCGCCGAGATTGCCCAAAACACCGGAAAGCACGCCTGCCAGCGGGCCGAGGATGAAACGCCGGGCTGCTAGCTTTGCCAGATCGGCGATCAGCGAGGTGACCAGGTCGCCGAACTTCAGCTTGCCGGTCTTCACGAACTCGCCGATCGCGTTCTCGGCGCTGCGGAACGCTCCGACCAGGGCGTTGCCGATGTCGCCGCCGATCTCGCGCGCCTTCGTGGCATAGTCGGCCAGGGTCTGGCTCACTGCCGCCCATCCGGTCGCGGCAGCCTCGGCCCCAGCCTTCGTCTGCTCGCCGGCACTGCGCCCGGCGGCTCCGGCACGACCGGCAGCGGTCGTGGCATCGTTCAGAGCCGCCGTCACCCGGTCCGCCGATGTGGCGGCCTCGTCCAGCGGGTTCTCGGCGTCCCCGCCGCTCAGTGCATCGCGCAGCGCCTGCATAGCCGCGCCCACACCATCGAAGGCTCCGGCCCTGGTCTCGGCCGCGCGCCGGCGGTAGCGGTCGGCCATCGCGCCGGCATTGCTGGCGGCGTGATCGAGCATCGAGGCATAAGACTGCGCCCCGAACCAGTCGATCCGCGCGTCGGCACCGATCGTCTCGGCGACCGCATTGAATGTCGGTCCGATGGTGCCAAGGAAATCTGCCCATTTGTTCGACAGGAAGGCCATCAGCCGCAGCCAGATCGCCTCGATATCGGCGCGCAGGGCGCGGAAGTCGTCCACGAAAGAGCCGAGCGTGGCCTTGATCCCGTCCCAGACGGCACGCGCCACGTTGCCCATCAACTCGAGCGCCGAACCGAAGCCGCCCGCGCCCTTCACGAGCTGCCCGAACCAGTAGATCAGCTCGCCCGCACCGACGATCAGCGCGCCGATCCCGGTGCGGATGATGGCGCCGCGCAGCAGCGTCAGCGCACCCGACAGGCTGAAGGTCGCGACACGGGCAGCAACGAACGCCGCGACCCAGCGTCCGGCCATGAAGCCGGCGAAGGCGATGCCGATGGCCGCGAGCCTCTCGAGGTTGTCGGCAAGAAGGATCAGCCCTTCGGCCACCGTCGAGGTAGCGCCCGCCATCTGATCCCAGGTCCCGACCAGTTGCAGGGCGGCGTTGCCGATCAGCGTGAAGGCATCGCCGATGGTCCCCGGCATGCTGTCGGCTTCCTCGCGCAGCAGCTCGAGATTGCCGATCAGCGCCGTGCGGATGACATCGCCGGTGATGGCGCCCTGCTGACCGAGGGTGCGCAGGCCCGAGACGGTGGTGCCAAGCTCGGACGCCAGCAGCTCCGCGAGCCGTCCGCCACTCTGGATCACGGTATTGAGGTTGTCTCCGCTGAGCGTGCCGAGGGCCATGGCCTTCGAGAGTGCGTTCTGGACCGAAGCGGCGCGTTCGGCCCGCGCGCCCGAGACCACCATGGCGTTGTTCAGCGCCTCGGTGAAATCCAGCGACTCCACCGTCGTCAGCCCCAGTTCGCGCAGGGCCGTGGCATTGGCGAGCCAGGACTCCGTGGTCTGCCCGAGGCTCGAATAGGTCCGTCGCGCCATGGCGGCGAGCCGGTCCATGACGGCCGCGCCCGCTTCCTGCGAGCCGGTGGCGAGATCGACACGCGAGCGCAGGTCGGTCCACTGGTCGGCATAGGCGATGAGCTGGCGCGTGCTGATCGCCGCGCCGAGGACGCCCATGACCCGGCGCACCACCGCTCCGGTGATGTCGGCCTGCCGCTCGATCCGCCTGAAACTGTTCTCGCCCGCGTCGCCTACGCCAGCAAACTCGGCCTTCACCTGCCGGCCGCCTTCGGCGACGAGGCGGACGGAGACTCGTTTCTGGGCCATGGGTCATCGTTCCCGAAAGGGCTGCAGTGTTCGCCTTGCGCTGAGGCATAGAACGAGGGAGACTCGGGCCATGTCCGAGACCGCCGTCCTGTTCCCGAAGTTCCAGATCACGATCCCCGCAACGGTCCGGGCGGACCGGGGGTGTAAGGCCGGTCAGGTCTTCGCTCTCATCCCGAAGGGGACCGGCATTCTGCTGGTACCGGTGCCGTAGCGAGACGAGCTTGCGGGCATTGCCAAGGCCGCGTCGGCGGGCGGTTACCGGGACCGGGCGGATCGGATCTGATCTTCCGGTCCTGGCCGATCACGGGCCGCCATCTGCTCGTTGAGCTTGCGCACCATCACCGCCTCGATCTCGGGCAGGCATTCGGCGGCGATCAGCGGATCGACCCCGAGCGCGCTTACCATGGCCAGCGCCGCCGTCATGTCCCAGCCGATGACGGCACCACCGCCCATGCCGGTAGCGATGCGGAGCTGCCCGGTCAGGCGCTGCGTCAGATCCCAGACCTGCCAACCCTCGGGCGTCAGGGGTCGGTTCAGCCGCGCCGGGCAGTCCGGGCACGGGCCTTGGCAGGCCGCGCAGTAGCTTTCGCCCCCACCGAAGTGCCATTCGGCAAGGGCGCGAAGGCGTTTTTTTCCGCATCCAGCATCAGGTGCGGTGCGAGGCAGCGGGTCTGGAAGGCCTCGAACACCGGCCAGATGTCCAGAAGCGCGTCGATCCCTTCCGGTGTGACGGGAACGGGATTGCCATCGGCATCACCGACACCTTGCCAGCCGGTGACCACGCGGCGGGCAACCGCCTTGGCCATGACAAGCGCCTGTTCTTCCTTGCTCGCCCCTTCGGGCAGCGCCTCGACAACCGGGTCGTTGCGTGCGGCGACCATGATCGCGGTGGTGACGGGCAGGACATGCAGGCGCAGGCCAGCTCCGAGATCGAGCCATTTCGGCGCGCTGGAAAGGTCGAGACGGATCATGGTCAGTAGCTTTCGATGTCGTTGACGAGAACGGCGGTACACATCCGCCCCAACACTGCGTCGCGCGCGGCCTGCCAGTCGAAGCTGGCTTGCACGCCCTGCGGGCCGGAAATCTCGATCCGCGGGCGCGGCAGATAGACGGCGTGGACGGTGAAGGTGAAGCTCTGGCCCGAGGTCAGGCCGTAGGCGAATTCCAGTTCGCAGGGCGTGCCGCTGATCGCCTGACTGACGAGCGTGCTGTCTGCGAAGCGCACCTCGGTGCGTCCGGTGAGCGCGGCGATCGAGGGATCTGCGCCGTCGATCATGCCGTCGGCGCGGATGGTCTCGATCCGGTCGAGATTGTTGGCATAGGTGATCTCGGTCGAGATCACGTTGCCGAGTGCTGTGCCATTGCGTTTGAT